TTTATTAATTCACGATAACTATCCAAATGATGATTGGTAAATGGATATTTATGGTCTTTAAAATATAAATCTAATATGCCCCAATCGTTCATTATATAATATATAATAAAAAAATAATTATTTAATACATCCTTCATTTAAACTATTACAATAAAGATAATTTTCTTGTTGTCTTAATAATAATTCTTCATCTTCTTTAATTATTTTATCTAAATTATCTATTTTTAATAATTGTTTATCTTGTGTATTCATATTTTTCATTATCTTTCTTTCGTTATTTATAAAGTTCTGGAAACTATCATTTGTTGCATTATAAAAAGCATTTCCATATATAATTATATTTCCACTATCATTATCAATAATTGCATTATAAGGGTCAATGCAATTATCACATTCTTTTATTAATGATTTTACATCTCCCATCACATTTATCGTTTTTTCATTATTATTATCATCTATAAATACAACACCAATTCCATTCTTTTCTATTATCATTCCTTTCGTATTATTTATTGTTTTTCTATTTAAAAAATATAATACATTCATATTCGTTCTATCATAAACATAAATATATCCATAATTATTTATCGTTAATGCAAATCTATTATTAATCGAAAATAATCGTTTATTTACCATTAACTGTTCTCCAACATTTAATACATAACTATTTGAAAGCAAAAAACGCCCAAATGGCATATATATAATCTTATCGGGTTTATATGTTTCATTAAATAGATATAAGGATAAAACGATTTCAGGGACACCTGGATGCAATTTATGTAATAAAGACAATTCTTTAATAATATTTTCGCTAAAATCTTTTGAATAATGATTTAAAGGTGTTTTTTCTGTAATCGTTTCTTCTTCGCCATCTGCATTAATTCTTTTTATTTTAATATCTTTTGTTTCATCTTTCAAATTATCAGAATAACCATCTTTTATATATTTATTTACAACTGAAATAATTAAATCTACAGGTGATTTATATTTATCTATTTCATTTACATTATTGCTAACATCTTCATTATTTTCAATTTTATTATTAATTTCTGTATATCTTCCTAAACTTACTTTTAATTCTTTCATTGAATATCTTTTTAAAAAATCGTGAATATCTATATTATTTTCATCTGCATATTTTACATTACATAAATATCCATTTGTTTTTGATAAACATTTACTTGGCATATAAGGTGAATATTTTTTTGCATTTTCTGTATTTTTACCTTCATCATCTGTATATTGAGGTATTAATCGTTCTAAATCTTCACCAACATCACTAACACAACCTCCTTCAAAGCATAAATTAACTAAATCGTCATACAAAGTATATTTTTTTCTATCTGCTTCGTTAAATATGTCTATGATTTTATTGATTATTTTTTCATTAACACCCGATTTTCTCAATTTAGCTATAAACTCTTGATTTATATTTGAAGTTTTTTGAAAGCTTAGAAAATAATTGGTATTTATTAATGAATAAAAAAATCTGCTTGAATTGATTATATCTGTAAAATTAGAAACATATTTATAATTTTTCGTTAAATATGGTACATATAAAAATATTTTAACATTTCCCTTAAACTTATATGTATTTATTATACTTGTATTATATTTATCTTTATCTTGTTTTGTTTCTAATCCTGATGAAAAAAATGCATTTATATAATCTAAAATAGCAATATTTCCGGTTGTTCCTGTTGTAATTGTAGATTTTCCTATTTTATATCCATTCGGGGCAATTGGTGTATGAATGAAGGTTTCTCCTTCCAAAATACTTTTTTCATATTCTAATGCTTTTCCCAATAATAAAAAAATAGGCATTGGTATTTTATAAGGTGTGCCATTATTATTAGCATTCAACCGATAATAAATATTATCAATCATTCCATTAATTTTATTTTCAATATCACTTAAAGCAGATACATAAATCATTTCTTCTAAAAATAATGATTGTTTTGGTATATGTATCTTATTAACATTAAATTGCGTATTTGTTAAAAATACGCATTTAATAAAACTTAAATTGTTGAAAATTATGGGTTGTCTTTTATTTTGCGAACAACTTGTTTTTTCTCTATCCATTATAATAATTATTATAATTTAAAAAAATAAATTATATTATTCTTATTGGATTATATAATTTTATATAAAATATATGCATTATTATTGTTAATATAACTACAATTAATACTATTATAATATTAAAGAGATATATATATGAATCTATTTGTTCTTCAATAATTTTATCAATATTTTTCTGGTTTTTATATAAAATATCAAAATTGTCTATTGTTAAATTATTTTTTCTATTATAATATGATAATAAATCATTATAAATCTTAATTATATAACTCGAAACTTTGCTATTGTTTTTTTCCTTATCATTTAAATAATTATTTATAGTATTTATATTTATGATATAACCCTTAATATCATCTGCTGTTGTTAATTGTATTATTACAGTATTAATTATAATAGTTTCATTATTGTCAATTGATATATAATTATCTTTATTGTTATTATAATTAGTATTTATATATTCATAAATACTATCAGTATCATCTTTTTTAATAAAAACATATTTCTTTAAATTATCATATCTTTCATTATATATATCTATATATTTTAATATATCATTGTTTTTAATATTATCTTCAATAAACTTATTCATATCTTCTTTTAAAACATTTTCATTATTCTTAATATTAGTTCTTATTGTCATTAGAGTTGTATAAAAATAATCTAAATAATTTGTTTTTGTATCTAAACCAATATAACTAATATAATTATTAATAAAACTAGTTGATGACTCTTTATTTAAATCTATTTGCGTAATTTTATTTATTTTTTTTAAATATTCAATCAAATATTTATACAATTTTAAGTTTTGATAATTATTCAATTCATTTATATCAATTAAATAACATTCTCCTTGCAATTCTAAAATTATATTTTTTGATGTTATTGCTGATTTATCCAATTTAAAAATAATTTTATTATATTCTTCATTATTATAATTATTAATCAAATAATTAATAAACATATGTTCATTTTTATTATTTACAATTATCAATAAATATTGCTTATTTTGCGTTATTAATTTTATATTTTTAATTATATTTTTCTTTTTTTTAATTATTATTTCATTGCTTGCATTAATATCTATATTAATATTTTCCTTTTTAATTTTAATTATTACCAATCCCGAACCACCATTTCCTCCTAATCTATTATCTATTATATTTTCCGTAAAACCACCACCGCCACCACCACCACTTCCTGTATTTATTAATCCATCTTCGCCATTAAAATTTATTGTACCTCCTTTGCCACTATTGCAATTATTATTACTTCGTTCAGCAAAAAATGTACCGCCACCACCACCACAACCATACATTTCATTCATATTATTAAAATCAATAATATTATAACCATCACCACCATTTCCTCCTACATCTTCGCTTAGTATAGCATCATTTCCATTTTTTTTATATCCACCTCCACCTCCACCAGCGTGAGAACTTGATAAACCACCATTACCGTGTTTATTTAAACTTTTACCATTTAATGTTTTTTTTACTTTAAGAGATACCGAACCTGCACCACCTCCTCCACCATTACTATTATTACCATTAGATTCGTATTTACCACCTCCACCTCCACCCTCACATTTTAATAAAGATTTATTATTACTATTTAATATTTCAGTTGGATTACCGTTTATTATATCAATTTTAGAAGCAATTGCTATACCTCCTATATTTATATTATAAGTATCTATTTTAAATATATAATCTTGTTTAATAATTATTTCTCCTCCACCGCCACCACCACCTGCCATATACCCACCAGCACCGCCCCCGCCAATCATAAAAATATCACAAGTCAAATCATTATCTTCAATTTTCAATTTTCCATTATTTTTATAATTATATATATATAATTATCATCAGCTGTTATAATTTCTATTGGTTGAATTGTAGATATAACACCATTATTAGTTAATAATTGATTAGTTTCTGGACTTCCAATAGTTGTATATTGATTACTAGATTGAGTTATATCGATAGTTGTATATTTTAGTTTAATGATATTATCTAATGAAAAATCAATATTTTTATTAATATCTTTTATATATAAATTGACTGTGTTATTATTATAACCATCAATAAAAATAGAATTAAATAATTTATAATAAGTTATATAATCAATAAACGTTTTATTTTCAATTACATTTGTTAATTTAATGTTTAGTAAATAACAATAATATAAGAAAATCACACCAATTATTATAAATAAAATAGTTGAAATACTTATTTTATCATAATTAATTAATAATAAAAATGTAAAAAAAGTATAATAAACAATTAATGCATTAAACCAAATATTTGCATTTGCTACATTAATTTCATAAAATGTTGTATTTTGAATAAAATAATTATATAAGTTATATCGCAATTTATATAATTCCATATCTATACAATTTATTTATTTTTTTAATAAACATTGTTTTTCCAATTGTTTATTAAAATCAAATTGCCATCTAAATGCAATAATTGGTTGCAAATATAAATACAATAAAATAATTAACAATAAATATAAATATATAATCATTATTTTCTATTGTTATTAATTATTTTATTATAAATATTATCGTAAATATTATTTTTAATGAAAAAAGCAATCATTACGAAATAATAATTAAATGGATTTTCTACGTCATTTTTAGGTGTTGTTAAAATAAACGTCATTATTATATAAAAAATAATAAGATTAAATATAACTATCAATAAGATATATACGACTGTTATAAAAAACGGTACTAATGTTTTATTGTGTGTTATTATTTCTACATTAATTTCCTTAATCTTATTATTAATACTTTTATTTAAATCATTGTAATATTCTATTTTATCATCAGGTATTTCGTTAAAAAATGACAATTCTTCGTGATATTTCTTAATCATTTTAACTTCATTATTATTCAATAATGATAAGAATGTTATTTTATTATTTGTATTATCATAATTTGGTTTATTTTCTGTTGTAGATGTGCAATATTCCTTAAACTTTTCTTTCATAGAATTGTCAAAAACAACATATTCACGCAAATACATATAAATATCATAAATAATAATTTTCTGTTCTAAACAATTATCTTTATTATTGCTTTTAACACCATTCATAAAAATTGTATTTAATTCTTCAATTCTTGTCAAATCATAAATAATTTCAAAAAAATTATCATCGATTAATATTTCTTTATTTTCATTTGTATTATCGGAGTATATTAATATGTATTCGGCAATTTTATCATCAACTTTATTTTCCTTATCATTCAATTCTTTGTATGGGATATAAACAAACGGTTTATACAATAATTTATATAACATTAAATGAAAAAAACTATATAAAATTATTATTCCTGCAATTGTCAATAATAAACTTGATCTATCTATATTATATAAATTGCCCGAAAACTCTTGATTTGAATATTTAGCAAAAACATTAAGAATTATATATAATAATAAATAAACCAATAATAAATAGATAATATATGAACCGATATTAAATAAGGTAATATTTTGTTTTTGTTCAAAAATAATATAAAACAAATCATCATTCAAATTATCTTTTGTACATTTTATAATATTTTTACTTAAATAATCAATTGATAAACTTTTTGTCATTTTATCATTGACAAACATCGCAATGATATATAAAACGATTTCATAAATTAATTTACATAATGATATCAATGATAAAATAACAATTGAAAATAAAATAATAATACTCGCCAATGTAATATAATATAAAATTATAGTAAAAATACTTGTATAATCTTCGAAATATATTACGTTTTTTCTTATTATTTTTTCTTTTCCCGTTTTCTTCATTTCATCCTTATTTGCTGTTTCAAACTCTTTAATTTTTTCTTCACTTAAATCTCCTTTTTTTAATTGTTTATATAAATCTTTAACTTTTTCAATTTCATTCTGATAATCCTTATCATCTTTAAATAATTCATTCTTTTCCATTTTTCCAATAAGTTCATCAAAATCTTCGATGAATATTAAATCATCTTCGTGTATTTTTTGTTTTTGTTTTATTTTATTATTAATAGATTTCAATCTTTCATTTAATTTTGATAATTCGCTGTATTCTTTTTTAACTTCTATTTTTGAAGAATCTACAATACCCAATAATGATGTATATTTATTTTGAAGGTCAATTAAAGTATCTTTATAATCTTTATCTTTAATCATATCTGTCTTCCATTGTCCAGTATTCGCATTTAGCAATTTGTCAAAACTTGCAAGTTTCGATTTTATCTTTTTTTTCTCATCTTCAGTCAAATTTGTTAAATCTTTATCACTATTTGTATATGTTTTTATAAATGCTTCTACATCCTTATATTTTAAAGGTATATTATTTTTCATATCTTTTAAGTCATTGATATCAAAACCTTCAATTTGTTCCATAACATCGGGAATATTTTTATATGCAATATTTTTATCAAGTAAAATAATATCTGGTTTAAATAATGATGTATATTTTTTATAATATTCTAATAATTTTAAATATATATTATTAATATATCTCTTTAAATCATCTATTTTAATATTATCATCATCATCGTCTGTTTTTGTTGATGATGATAATACATCTAATATATCTTTAAAAGCATTAATATCTTTTTGTAATTGTTTTAAAATCTTAATTTTTTCTACACCTAAATCTTCTGATTTAATTATAGCTTGTTCGCTTTTTAAAATTAATTGTCTTCTTTCCAATTCAGTCGAAGCATAATCATTAATTATATATTTAACAAATATTTCATATAATTCGGAATGTTCTTTAAAAGCATTGATTTTTATTATTTCTTCAATCAATGATTTCAATTTATCTTTTGCTTCTCCTTCTGAAGCATTAATTATTTTATCAATATCAGTTGTTATTTTCGTTAAATCATCTTTATAACTGTCTAATGTTAATAAAATATTAAAAGTTAATTTATCTTGTTGTGGTTTTCTATCTCTTTTTGTCTCTTGTTTTAATAAATCTTTATAACTTAAAAATAAATCATTAATATATTTATTTTTATCCATTTATATTATATTTCTATTATTATAAATATAATATAAAACAAGTATTATTAAAACAATAAAAATAATAAAATAATATACATAAATTGATATTAATTTATAACTGCAAATATTATAAATATCAATTACTATATTTTGAACATTATTCTGAATCACATTATATTCCTTATATATATAATTATATATATCTTTATTACCACCGAAACTATTTTCCATTTGCGTATTGTAATCAAACATTTTATTAAAAATAATTAAATCATCATAACGTAAATATAAAATAGGATTAATGCGAGTTCTCATAACATTTGATGTTTTTTGCAAAAATAATAAATTAAATGTTGAAAAGAAATCTTTCGCTTCTTCGTGCAAATCATTATCCATATAATATTTAATTAATTGATATGTGAATAATGCTGATATTATCTTATCCTTATATAATTTACCATTTTTATCCTTCAATTCTTTAAATCGTTCTATAGTTATATTTTGAATAGGTGCAACATTTTGTGTTATATCAATAGTTATTTTTTTAATATAATTATACAATTTAGAAATGCCAATATTTTTATTAAGGTCATTGCATTTACCGTAAATAAAATCATAATCATATTCATTATTTTTATTTAAATAATTGCAAAACTTTTCAGAATTGATAAAATCAGTATTTATATTATTATAAATAAGATTATTGATAGTATTTATTCTTTTTCCTAAATTGCTAATATTTTTATAAATAAGAATGAAATAAATAATACCTACTATCATTATTGCATAATTTAAAATCTTTGTTAAATTAAAATAGCCACTTTCTTCCATACCTCTTTCCAAAAAATAAAGTTTTATTAAAATGAATATTGGTGTTGTTGCAAATAACAAAAACATATAATCAAAACTTAAATAATCGTTAAAATAATAGATATTTTGTATTTGTTTAAATAATGGACTGTCTATTAATCGCTTATCATTTTTAAAATAAAGAAAAATAGATAATTGGAAATAATGATATACATTCATAATAATATCATAAACCAACCATACCACAGATATTATTAATAATAATATAAGACCTTTTAATGTATATTCTGATAAAAAAGGATTTTCGCAAAATAATGGTTTTCCTTTATTTATTTCTATGACATTATTAAAAAACTCTTTTTTACTATTATAATATTTTTTCAATATTCTAAACAATAAATTGTCTAAATATTCCATATTTAATTATTCTATTTATTATAATGATTTAATTATCCATAATAAAATAAATACTACAATTGGAAATGCTAATCTTACCATTAACTCCTGAAAAGTAGTTAAATCATTAGAACTTATATATGTAGATATATAATGATATCCAATTTTTTCTAAAGATATACCTAAAATTATTACTATCGATAAAATAAATAATTTTAATACTTCTCTTTTTGACATTATCATTCTATCCCAAAATGAATATTCAGGATATCTATTATAATATTGTTGTTGATTACTAAAACCTTCAGCGTTATTTCTTACACGCAATTGTGGTGGTGGTAAAATCTGCTTTTGTTGTGGTGCTTGTTGTTGGGATTGTTGCATTTGTTGTTGATATACTAATCTCTATTATCTTTTTCCTTTTCCTTTTCTTTTATTTGCGGGGATGAAATAAAATCTTCGTCGTTGTCATCATTAGTTGAATAGGCTAAACTTAATTCTGTCATTCTATAATTATAGAAATATTTATATTATCTTATTATAAGTAAGATAAATAAAAAAGAATGGTAAATTATAATAATATTTTAAATATAATATCCATAATTTTGATATTATTAATATTTTTCGTTATATTATTCGGATGTCAATATAAAAAATATAATTATTATGAAGGTTTCGAAAATACTAATGAAGAAAAAAAGAAGGAAGACGAAAAAGACAAAAGCAATTTATCAGATTTTGAACAATCAATTTTAAAAGGTTTAACTGATGGTAGTTTAAAAACTGATGGTTTAACTTCTCTCATCAAAGAAGAAAAGTTTACGGAAGGTAATTTAAATAACATCATTCAACACGTTGAAAAGTTTAAAGGTGCTGTTTAATTTTCATCTTCCTCTTCTTCTTCCTCATCATCAATATTTTGATTATAATTTTTATACATCAATTCATTTTGTTTATAAACATCAAATAATTTATCACGTGAATAGTCATCTTTATCTTCTTCTTCACTCAATTCTTGTTCTTCATTCTTATATTTATATTCAGTATAATTATTTTTATAATTAGGGTTTAATATTGGTTTAAACTCATTTTTAATAGATAATGCTGGTCTATAATAAGTAATTACATATGTTATCATATGATTAACACCCTTGAAATCATATAAATTGCCAGCAGATGTTTCAAATCTAAAAGTTATTTTAGATAATTTGCCAATCGGGTGAAACTCCCTAATTGGCAATTTGGAAAGTTCTGTTCTTTCATCATTATATCCAACGCTATTTACTTTAAACTTTGCTATTCCTAAATTATAATTAGTATAAGCTAATGAACCAAATGCGTGTCCTTCTATTTCAGGAGAACGCAACACAATATATTTTTCTCCAATAAAAAACACTATACCAGGCGATGTTATCTCATAATTTCCAGTTTTTATATTAAAATAACTATGAAAAAATCTTGAATATCTCTTACTTCCAATATAAGAACTTATATATTTATATTTAATCCCATCGTCTTCGCTTTTTATATTTAAGGAAAATCCTAAAGTTTCTGCGAGTGTGCTATCATACATATTTAATATAAATGGTTTTTTACACGTGAAAGTGATTTTATTCGTAAGTTCTGGCGGATTGCTATAATTAATTATCTGAATTGGCGATGAAACATTAATATTATCTTCAATAGTTTTTGCATTCATTATCGTATTAAAGTTTAATAAAAATGTTTGAATTGTATAATTACCCACAGGTATATCTATTTTTGTAAAAATATTCATATTCGTATTTTGAGTATCTAATCCATTTGCAACAAGATTATCATTTGCACTATTGGCTATATAAAAATAGAAACTATTGTTATATTTATCTACTGAATACATTGTTCTAGGAATACTCGCATCCATAATATCGAATCCAATTACATTTTTAAAAGGAACATTAAAAACAACTTCATAATTATTTGGATCAGGAAAACGTACATAATCTCTACTTTTACTATCGACGATAAATAAATAATTTTCTTTAATACTATTTTTTCTTAAAAAATCAATATCTTCAATTGACATATAAATATAATAAAATAGTATTATTTATATATATTATTATAAAAAAATGATATCAATTATTAATATATAAATCGTGAAAATGCCGAAATCGGATATTCTCAAAAAGAACGTATTTGATATTCTCAAGCATCTCAAGCAACACAATGATTATGATAGATATTTGGATGATTTGAAGTTTGAAGACGATTGTTATTATTCGCCTTCTTATAATTATCTTATGTCAATCTAATTTTTGTATTTTTAAGGTATTAGCCAAATACCTGACCATTCCAATTCAGGACATATAAATATCTTATCAAAACCTTTTGCTCTCAATTCTAAAAAGAATATTACGTGTTCGCAAAGAACGGGAAAATTAAAATCAGTGCAATTTTTATAAAATATTCCATTTTCTTTTCCATACAAATAAAGACCTTGAACTGCCCCATCTATATTTTTAGCATTATTATGAATATTATTTTTGCTTATTTTTTCATATATTTCTGAAAACGATTTTTTAAATTGTAAATTGTAATGTTCAAATAATAATCTTTCTATATTTAATGTTTGTTGTTTAATTTTTTCAAAATTATCCTCATTATATATAAAACTTCTATAAATATTATCTAAAACTTTTGAAGGATAAGCACTGTATCTTATATTCTTGATTGATGATTTCTTAAATATACACATTCCATTAAATGCTGATAATACAGGTATTAAATCTGTTCTATTTCTGATTTCGAGTTTTTTCAATAAATCAAAAAAATCAAAATCACTTCCTAATACTTCTGCTCCAAATGGATATTTAATATCTCTATATGCAAATGTATCATACATATCATTATATAAATTAGTACCTTTGCATATCAATGCATCAAAATCATATTTCTTATTTAAAACGCTTATTATGCTATCAATTGGCAATAGTTTTGTATGATCCATATCAAACATAATAACGTATTCAAAATCGTCATAATAATCTTTTTCAATTTCTATCAATAATTTATTTCTTGCCATTGATATAATCTCCATTCTACAAGGCTTATTATCGATATTTCTCGCCTTACACATATTTAACAATTCTTCTTCAGTAAAATGTTCAGATATTACTTTTATTCTATTTTCTGTTTTTTCCCAATCCTTAAGATATTTAGCTGTATTATCCGTTGAATTATTTTCATAAAAAACTCCATAACATTTATTGAGTCTTTTAGATAATTCATAAAAATCCTGTTTTATTATTTCTATATTATTTTCTATATTTATACAACATCCAATTAATAACAAGTTCATTTTTCTTTAAATATAATTATGCTTATTTAAGTTTCTTTAAATAAAATTATTTTATATTTTAAAATAAGATATTAATGTCTAATAGTGTAGAAAAACAGTTATTTGAATATTTTCTAGGTTTATTAGGACAAATTAAGATTTATCATTGGACAACTATGAGTTTTGCAGTACATAAGGCATTAGATGAACTTCATTCAAGTTTAAGCGGTAATATTGATGAAATTATGGAAAATTATATAGGCAGGTCTAATATTCAACCAATTGCAGATTTTGATATAACTATGTCAGCAAATACAAATGCTACAAATGTACTTACTTATTTAGAAAATGAAAAAAATAATATTAAAACAATTAGAAATAAACATTTTAAAGGTATTAGCGAATTACAAAATATAATTGATGAAATGTTATCTGCTATAAACAAAACTATTTATTTATCTAAATTGAAATAATTATTGCAAATCATTGCAAATCAATTTATTGCAACATTCTCTGCCATTATTCAAAGCAATTATTCTAAATATATATAATTTAAGTGCATTTTTTATTGAAGTATTATTATTGTTATTATTTTCATTATTCACAACATTTTGCAAAATATTTACAATATTTGTTAAATATAATGTTATATCACTTCCAAATTGATTAATAATAATAAGTTCATTAATATCATCAATGTAATATCTATTGTTATATTGAATCATCTTAGAAACAACCTCCTCGACAAATCTATGATTTCTCATTTATTTTCTTAATTGTTATTTAAGAAAAATAAATCATTTTTTTTCTTAAATAAATAATAAGTATGGATAATAGCTGTAATGTATGTAAAAACAATTTATTCACTAAAACAATTATTTTATTATTGTTAATTTCTTTTTTATCTTTTTCTATTTTTATTTATTATAAATCACTGAAAAACATAAAACAAAGCGAATTGACAGGACGCTGAATGATAATTGTTGGTGATAACTGAAATGATGGATTTTTTTTATTGATTTTTAATTTTGAATGTTCTATTAAAAAATCTGTTATTTTTGTATCATCATATGGATATGAATAAACCTTCAATAATTCGCTATGATAAAAGAATAAAATAGTTTTGAAAATAATATAACTATAAATATTACATTCATCATACCATAAATTGTTTTTTTGCATTTGAAGCAATTGATAACATTTAAATAATGAATAATTGAGTTCTATCGCTATAAGTTTTTGAAAACTAATATTATAATCTTTACTTACAAATGATAAATGTGCAATTGTTGCCCATAATTCAATTATACATTCATTTAAAATTAATTTACATTTTGGATTAATATTAAAATGTTTATATAATTTAATTTTATTGCTATTTTTAAAATTATCGTTATGTATATTAATATCGTGATGTAATAATTCGTGAATAATTACTTTCGGAAACTCTTCTTTTCTAAATATAAATATTTCATTATTGCTAATAAAAGTAAAACCACTATTTGCATTAAATGGTGTTAGAACCTTATTGCGTTCTAAAATCTTTTTAGCAGATGTTAAAAGTAATGTTATTTTAATTTCTTTATTTTTAATAATTGTTGTTCCTCTATTTATAACACGCTTAATAAACTCAAAATCAATTTTATCATTATTTTTATTATAATAAACGACAACAGTAATATTATTATTAGTATATTTATAAACATCAGTTATTTTTGTTATGTAATCAATGACTTCTTTGATATAAAAAGAACCCTTAAAATAAGATTTTAATTTAGTTTTAATTTCTTCCTTTATCATTCAATTTCTATTATAAAGAAATTAATAAAATTGTTTAATCTCCTTTAAAATTGCTGTTATAAACTTATCTTTTTTTAAATTATTAGCTAGTTTCAATAACAATAAAGTTCTGATTTTAATTTCATCTTTATCATTTTCATTCCAATAAAGACTTCTTATAATTATTTGAGAAACAATATTTGATTTTATTTCTGCTTTTAATCTATTTAAATTATTTTTATCTGGTTTATTCATATATAACCATTGATTATCTTTTTCATTATATGTATATTTATCTTTCAATGATTCATATATAAAATACGCAATATCATAATGATTTTCATAAACACTTATACACTTATCTATACATTTATTTAATTTATCCGTATTATCCATAATATCAATTACATTAATGAATATTTAAATAATTTTTATTTTTATTTTTATTTTTAATTTAATTTAATTTAAAAATAATTATTGTAATTTAATTATTATTATGAATCCATATAACGTTCTAAATATTCCTATTACAAGTTCTATTGATGATGTTAAAAAAGCCTATAAAAATATAGCTCTTAAATCGCATCCAGATAAATTAAATGGTATAACGGATATTAATGAAAAAAATAAAAGAATTAAAGAGTTTATGGATGCAACAAATGCTTATAATACAATCATAAATAATAATAGTTTTGATAATTTTGATTGTTTTGATGATATTGATATTAATTATGATGATTGGACTGAAACATTTAATAATATCACTCAAAGTAAATTATTTAATGAAATGGTTTCTATGTTTAAAAAGTTTAGATCCAAAGTAAAAAAACATTCGATTAATGTTGATATTAAATATAGCGATTATTTCTCTTCCAATAAAAAGAAATTACGCATTTTTCTTAAAAATGTTAATGAACCTGTTTATATCAATCTTGATTGTAAAAAATATCCCACAAATATCATCAATTATTTTGATGATAATGATAATGAACACGAAATAACTATTCATATGATTTTTATTAATGATATCAAAATTAATAATGGATATTATCACTATAATTATGATGAAAAAGATGATGAATATGAAGATTATGAACATAAAAATGATAAGATTGATATTTATTATAATATGCAAATAGATACAATCGATTATATTATTGGAGATACAAAACAATTATTATTTGTAAATAAAGAAGTATTTGATATTGAAATTAAACCATTTTCTGATAATTATATTAAAGAAGGTTTCGGAATTAATGGTGGCAATTTAATTGTAGTTTTTAAATATAATCCTATCAATAAAGAAAAATGGGATAATTTAATTATTGCGGATAAAAATGAAATGGTACGAATCTTGACGAATATTAAAAATGATATAAAGATTTAATTATAATAATTAACATATAAATAATCAATGGCACAGCAATCAAAGAAAAATACTGACACCAAACCTGCTGAAAAAAAAGAAGAAGTTGTTGCACCTGTTGTTCCTCCTCCTGTTGTGGAAGCGAAAAAAACTACTAAGCCCAAGACTGTAAAAGTTGCTCCAGTCCCTGAAGTAGTTCCACCAAAGCAAGAAGAGCCTGTTAAAGAGCCAACTGCTGAAGCTTCTGCTGATGATAAGGAAGCTACAACTGAAAATGTTATTCAAGTACTAACTGATAAAATTAATGTTCTTACTGCTCTTGTGAAGGAAATTGTTGTTTCTCATAAACAAGTTGTGAAGAGTTATGAGAAGAATCAAAAGATTATTGATAAGATTCAAAAGAAACGTGAAAATGCCCGTAAGTCTCCTTCTGGTTTTGCTAAACCAAATAAGATTTCAGATGAACTTTGTGATTTCATTGGTGTTCCTCACGGTACAGAAAAATCACGTACAGATATTACCCGATATATCAATAATTATGTAAAAGAACATAATCTAAATAAGCCAACAAATCGCCGTATTATTCTTCCCGATGATAAACTTCGTGCTATTCTTAATGTAAAGAATGATGAAGAAGTTACCTTTTTCATCCTTCAACGTCTTATTTCACATCATTTTCCCCCAAAGAATGTGAAATGATAAAAATAATAATTTTATTTGATTAAATATCATCAAAAGTTAAATCATATAAATCATTCAAATGATTATCATCAATAGTACAACAACTATTATTATAATGATTAATTATTTTTTCATTTAATTTAAATGTACTTATTAAATTAGATATTTGTTCTGAATTGAGTTTATAATTAATAACAACTTTATTGTTTCCTTCACTTGGTTGAGTAATTATAACAATATCGCCTTTTTCAATTAATATCCTTTTATTAAACTTTCTTAAAGAACCACAAATAGTTCCAATGCAATCTACATTTCTATTTGATGTTATTAAACACCTACAATTGCCAAGCATTTTAATAATAATCCCATATTCCTCTATTTCCTCATTAATTTCATATTTAATTTCTTTCGTTTTGTTGAAAGTTTTATTATTTTTTTTATTTCTTATACTTGATTGATAAGACATAGCTTTTTTATATTTATTAATTAATGTAATTTTATATATTTTTATTTAAAAGATATTGAATAAAATCTATCTATCTATATGAGCAATATTTTTTTAAATGATGTTTGGTGTCTTTATTTTCACGA